AGGCCCATGCGTCTGCGGCTTGCTATTGACCGTATCCAGCGTGGTTTCCCACCACTCAGGCGTGAAGAAGTCAACCGGCTTCATAGAAGTCTGAATCTCTGCTTCCTCAACAACCCAAATCTTCCCAGCCTTCATCTCAATGTTACGATGCCCGGGATGCAATCGGCTCGGATAAACCACAGCCATCGGGCGGGAAGCCAGCGCCATGTTATCCATCTTGGCACGTTCACAGGCGTTGATGGCATCCTGAGAATCGAACATCATCTCGGCCACGCCCATGCCCCAGATACTGTTGGGAACCTTCCGGTAGGGCACGAAGTAGAACGGGATGCGGCTCTTATGCAGCTTACTCACTCGGACAGAAATAACCTTGTGCCCGATCTTCCAGATAGCCGCCATGACCTGTTCATTAAGCAGGTCATCCGGCACATCCTTGCCACAGTCACGCAGATCCCGGCCACTGATCCAACCCCAACGGATCAAGCACTGGAACTTATTGGCAGGCCCATGCGTCTGCGGCTTGCTATTGACCGTATCCAGCGTGGTTTCCCACCACTCAGGCGTATAGTTCCCATTGGGGTTAGCGTCCAAAACCTCGTCAATAGCTTCGGTATCGAACCCCGGCTTCCCACGCAGATCCCGCAGTTTGGGGACGCTCATAATGTTTCGATGGATCACATATGCGCAATCTTCAACGCAGCGACCAGTCGGGTCAGGGTAAACATCCCACGGGGAACAGTATTCCACTTCTGGCTTATACTTCTCATCCTCGGCGTCTTGGTTCTCCATTGCCTTGAGAGCTTCTTCCATCCCAAGGTTCTCGCGTTTCTCTGCTGCAAAAGGACCAGCCAAGATGCCAGTCCCATACAGCGCAGCATCAAGAACGCTCATCTGGAGCTTGGAGGAATAGTTCGTCTCAACGAACCCATCGTCAACATACATTCCAAGCCGGTCAGCCCGGAACTCGGCCTCCTTGCGGATAGCATCCTCAATCTGGATCTCGTCCGCGCCCTCAGCAGCCAACTGTGCGGCAATAGCCGGGATGGTTTCACGGGGCGTTGCATCAATCGTGTAAGGCTTGTCCCCAGGAGGCATGAGGACGGGGATAATCATGGAAACGGCGGTCTGAATACGTGGGGCCGTGACCTGAACGAACGCCTTAGACGTGGCGCCTTCCAACGAATACGAGGGATCGTAAACGCCTTTCAGATTGTAGTGTGCACGTAGAAAGATTTTTTCCTGCTCAAGCCGTGCCGCCTTGGCATCGCTAAACTCAGTGTCAATCTTTTGAGCAAAATAATCAGGCTCAATCTTTTCAACCTGCATTTCCAATTTTTCATCCATCATTCAACCCCCATAGACGCGGATTATAACACAATAATCAAATGCCAATTCGTTTATCAAATGGAACATGCTCTTTTACAGTGAATTGCAACTGAGGCTTTTTGGCACCGGGAACAACCGCCTTATCAATATGCGCTACCGCATGTTCAAAGGCGGCAATCGTGTCATCCTTGACGCGAATGATTGTTCGGCCATCTTCCTTGGTCTGATATGTTTTCATCTCCTTTAGCAACTGTGGGCACTTGTCCTTGAAGATGTAGAGGCGACCGGTCGACATGCGCGACCGAACTTCCTCAATCCGCGCCCATCGGTCCTTGCCTGCATTAAAGTTCTTCATCCCAAGTTCTTCATACAACTCAGCGGTAGATTTTCCGGTCTGACTAGAGCGGTTATAGGCATCGTGTGACATGGCATACGGTATTTCCTGACCCCAGCCCATAAGTGCAAGCCTGTGCTCAGGAGGTGTTCTGTTCGACACACAGTATTCGTTGTAGACGTAGATGCAATCTGCATCACGATCCCACGCAGTCGCAACCACGGCTGTTGGGTGGTTCAATCCGAGGTCAAAACCGAATAGGCGCGGCCAGTGCTTCGGCAGTTCAAACGAGTCACATGTGTAGTCCTCTAGCTTCGCCTTGTAAATAATGCGACTACCCTTCATCGCCACGCCAGTTCGACGGGCCATGCGCTCATCTTCCGGGAACCCATCAAGGATTTCCTCAATCATTTCTTCCGTCAAGAACGGGCAATCATCCATTGAGATTGCAAACTTCTTAACGAGCTTACTTTCCATAATCCATTCATATACCGGGTCATCGTTAATCACTGGCGTGAAGGTGAACACCATCGTTCCCTTCTTCACAAGCAAACGGATCTTGCACTCATTCACAATGGCCTGCGGGGCCTGTTCATCAAAGTAAACGCGATCAATCGTAGAGCCCTGGAATGATTCACGCCCCTGATCGAACGAGAAGAACTGAACCGTAGAGTAACCGCCAGATGAATGTTTAATCCACGCCTTGTTGATACACCCAGGCGGATTGCCCTTCTTAATCATCTTGTCCATGTCAATACAGTCTTTGGGGATGAATCCGGTTCCCCACTGACCGATTGGACCAAACAACTTCTCCTGGAGCGTATCGCGCACACGCTCGCTCGTCTCGCCAACAATCCAGATATCTACTGGGCGATCATACCGTCTACCCTTCCACTCTTTATGATAGATACCAGTGAGATGCGCAGCTTCCTCAAACATACCGCTAGTTGTCTTGCCAACCTGGTTAGCGGCAGTTAGCGCCTTGTATCTGGAGTCACAGTTGAGATAATCCCATTGCTTATCGTAAGGAACCCAATCGAGAATCTTGGATTCCTTCTTAGCCTTAGCGAAGGCCTCTGCTACCTTAAGCCGTTCTCTCAGGACTGTTTCGTCAATCTCGCTCATCATCTTCACCAATAAACGAGTGATAATCGTTAAAATCACCAACCATGCGCTCTTTAAGCATTGTCACAAGCCCCAACTGCTCTGCGAACCGTCCGTCTCGATGATAGGTGACATTCCCGGCGCGATCAGAGTATGCAATTACAAAGCTCTTGATATTCTTGGACTTCGCCGCCATTGTCGCAAGATTATCGATTAGGCTGTCTGCGCTCTTAGGCTTCATCTTTCACAACCTCGCCTTCAACAATATCAGGCATTACTTCTTTCAGTTCTGGGTTCTCGTTCATCAACTGTTTGAGACGATCAAGCATTTCCTCTCGCGTCATGCGATCTGTAATATCCTCAACCTGCTGAATCTGCTTATCAAGATACTTCTCATTGAACTTGGAAGCAGCAGCTTGCAGCGTCTCAACCTGTAACTTCAAAATCTGGGCATTGGTTCTCTCGCCAATAACCTCACCTTCCTTGTTAAACACAGGCTCAGACGGTCTAGAGTTCATGGCAACATGCAGACCTTGTTCATAAAGAATGTCACCAAATACCTTCTCAGCCTCTTTCAGATCCTCATCAAACTTTGGATATCGACGACGCCAGACGCGCACATCAAGCGGATCAGGCCATCCAGGATCAGACTTCAACAAGGACACCAGCGGGACGCCAGACGCAACCCCCTCAACAATCTTACCCATGACCTCGGCCCGAGACAGAATCTCACCAGCAACTTCATAAACTTCCGCGATCTTAGTAAGGTCGTGAGCACTACGAACCTTGAGCGTCCGGTCACGAACACGATTGGTGACAACCCAGTGAGGCAGATTCATCGCATACTTATCAGTGAACTTAGCTTCGACCGTGGTTTCATGCCCCATCTTCATTGGTTGATAACGAGCCGCCATCGCCAAGTGCATCGGACTACTTTCATTCTTTTCTTCTACTATTGATTCATCTTTAATCGGGATCTTGTCGCGCACGGTGTTGCTATAATCATCAGCCCGAGCGATGCCTTTCTTGCACGAATTGCATTGAGTATGCTTGGCAGGGTTCCAAGTCTTACAATGCGAGCATTCCCATTCACCGCCGGGATAACGCCTATTAACGCCTTCTGCGTCAATCTTGTATTTGTATTCCTTCTCAGTCTTGGGTTTCTTCCCAGCCATATCCACACTCTACGCATTCATCGTTATGGGCCTGATTGAACGCACCGCAAAACGGACACGTCCAGTTGTTAGGATAATAGAACTCGCTGTAAACCACTTCCTCATCATCGATCATTTCACTTCCCCAGGAGGTAGTTTACCAAGAATGTTGTTGATATAGAAGGACTCACATTTGTTGAGCATGTCTGACTCAATCTCCATGTCTCGTTCAATCCTGAACTCGAAATACTTGTTCCCACCAACAAGGGCAGCCAGAAACCAGCAGTCGTAGTCAAGCAGGGCCATATACCAGCGGCATTGGTATTCATAGTCTTTTGGGATCTCCCCTCGTTTATATTGTGCAGCATACCTCTCCCCAGCAGTCTTGATCTCTAACCCCTCTCTCTCCCCATAGATCAAGCGATCCGGGGTGCCACAACGCCAGTCTTTCTCCACATAGACCCCATCCGTCAACCATACCCCACGCGATTGATGGAACTTCAAGGCAACATCTTGCTCCAGCCGATTTCCCCACTCGATGTATTGGTTGGACTCGAACGGAGCCCCAATCCCCATCTTCTGACGCCACAGATCCATTGGTGTCCGGAACTTGGAGAAACCAAGTATTACCCCACAATCGGTTCCACTCACCCGCTGCGCCCGTCGCTTCTTCCATTCCTCGCTCCCAATCATTATCACTCCCCTGATATTCATATTAAGCATTTAATTGAATAACGCAATTCCTACACGAAAATAATTCTGCGTAGGAATCGGATACGATGTTGCAAAATACCACATTGACACCAGAATAAAGAGAGCCCATAATCCCTAGTATTGGAGGTAGCCAGAATGGCAAGCGTCATTCGACAGACCGGAGGGGAGGCAGGATTCAGTCCTGTTACATATGCCCTTCTCCCTATGGTCTGGGCTGGTTCCATTCCGAGTGGGATCACATCCCACGCCACGGATCAGGTCGGGGATCAGGCCCCCGTGGCGCCCTCATTGGAGGGGAATACCGTTGCCTGGGTGGAAGCCCAGGGAAGGCAGTGTGTGTTACATTCGCTGCTAGGTCTTACTGGAAGCACGACGGCTACCAGGATGGCCGACAGGGAAGAATCGATGGCTTATCGGTCAACCGGAGCCGTTCGAGTGGTATCCGCCACAAACGCACTTGATCCCGCTAGGAACCTCAACGTAACGCTGGTCTAACCAGTTCCTAACCTCTTTCCCTTCTCCCTCTCAAGAATGATCCGGCCTGGGCAACTGGACACTTGAGAGGGGGAAGGTTTTGAATTTCCTAACGTAACGGAATTCAAGAACAAACCTGAGATAAAGATAATCCTTAGTACAAGTACTAGTACTAATGGATCCCAATCTATCTGATTGAAGTATCCGGAAATTCCGGACAGTTGCCAAAAAGGAACAAACTGCCTAATAGAACTAGGTCAATCGTTCGATTAATTCAACTGGGAACCGATACTTTTATCTGGATTCCGATAAAGCAAAAGCCCCCAACAAAGGGGGCTTGTTTGCCTGTATGCAAGAATGTAGCCTATTCTCCCTTGCTCATAGCCTTCAGCGCGTTTGTCTCATCCATGCTTTCTGGGAACCCAACATACTTACTGTCACCAACCGCAAATACCGTGTCCTGGCGGAGATAAGCCATATCCCAGTCATCACCATGCTGAACCTTCAAACACTCAACGAAGGCTTCATTAACTTCTTTGACATTGGATCGGTCAACCCACTTCATCAGATACCTCCCAATACCAGTATAAGCCACACCACCAGGCAGGCAACCCTATCAATCTATATTCCATTCTGGTTATAGAATACAACCAATCTGCTCCCAGGCGCGGACAAGACCCC